AACTGCCATATGCAGCGAATGGGCGTCTTCCGCCGTCAGGGTTGCAACGATGTCAGCGCCCGGCTTGGCCAGTGCTTTGACGAGTTCAGGGTGAGTGATGTTCATCTAGTTTCTCCTTAAGTGCGGAATGCACGTTTGTTAATGTATCGTAACTCGCGTTAAGATGCAAGTGTCAAGCTATGTCAGGAAGACTGACAATTCTGTAACACTTGCCATGGAAGTTCCATTCAACTGGAATCTTGTCTTTTGCAACTTCCACAAGGTATCCGCTATCGCATAGGCTGCGGATTGTGTGGTCGAGTGCAAGCGTCTGGCCCAGCTTATGCTTCGCGAATGAGTTTGTGCGCTGCAAACGGATCTGGAGGTATTTCCTAGCGACCACACCAGCTTTCCGCATGTCGTCGGATACCTTGTATCCAGCAGCGACGGGGTTCTGCAAGTAGTCAGCAAGCGTAGCAAGCAACTTCCGTTCGCGCACCACGTCACCGTCACCCACATCACCGTCCGCCATTTTGCGCTGCATGATCTTAATGTCGCGATGTATCAATGCGAGCGCCCATTCCGCGTGTTCTTCCGTAACAACAGGCGTCTCAGCATTGTCTGTGACAGCAAGTAATCCCGCGACCTTTAATGTCTTAAGATGCGCTCGGTTCCACATCTGGCGCCAGGACTCATCGTCCGTAGCGTTAATCTGCTGGTCACAATGCTTGTCGAACTGGTCGAGCATGGTTTGCGCTTCGCGTGTCATTGCTACGTCATACCATCCACCATCCGAACGCAACACCTTTCCGACGCCGTTGATTAGCGTATTAAACACATCGTCGGGCACTGGGGCAGTGGAAGCAGTGTTGAATTCAGGGCGCAGACCCGCATATTCAATCACAATAAAACGGGACATAAAACCATCTTGCATCATGGTATTAGTAAGCGACTCGTAGAACGTGTCTGGTGTCGTTTCGCCAATCATGCTGTAAGCGACTCCGTTAGCACTAGCGACGTTCTTTTCCTTGTCACTGTACCCGATACCGCCGACAATAGTTCCAGCAGACGATTTCTGGTAAAGATTCGTCATTACAGTGCGAAGCGACGACATCGGACCTTCAGTGTGGTCATCACTCATCTTGCGAAGCTTACGTCCCCACTCACCAGCCACATTGACAAAGCTTCCAGTCGTTGTTCCGGTGATTGCTTTAACAAGTGCCGGCCCTGATGCGTAGTCACTAAAATCCACAAAGGTTGAGAACTGTGGAAACTCCGAGTTCATCATAATGTGGCATAGCTTACTGATCCCGCTGTGCATCGCTTCCTTACCGACTGCACTGCGAGCAACAAGAACGATATAGAGGTTAAGTCCGCTCCCGCTTATGTTGTAGGCACGTCCGTAGATACCAGCAACAAGACCCAAAGCGGAAACGATAGCGACTTCCTTAACTGGGCGCGGTGCAATGGAATAGAACCAGCGTGCAAGACTCCCCGCAATGCCAGGTGGCCATTCCAAACCGGATTCCGTTGTAACAGGGAGCAGCTTCTGCGGCGTAGCACGCTCCACAAGCTGCACAGCGTTGGCTTGGGCCGCTTGCACCATAGCGTCCTCACGTTGCTGTCGGCCCCGGATTATTGCCAGCGTGCGGTCGATATAACGATTGTTCTTTTGTGCTTTGTCCCGCTGTCCGAGACCTGACAATCGGAACAGTCGTCGGACTTGTTCGTTCGATCTAGTGTAGAAGCACAGCATAGACAGCAGCGACAAGTCTGCCTCGGACTGTGACGGGTAGTTGAGTCCGGCCCAGTCTCCTGTCCAGAGGTGCTTAAACTTGTCGCCGTTTGATGCGTCAGCCGCCTTCTGCCAGAGCTCTTCGTCACTAATTGTTTCATTCTGCTCCACCAGTTCAATGATATTGGTCTGTGCAGCAGCTCGGATCTCGGCAACAAGCAAATCAAGCAACTCTTGTCGGTCTTCGACAGGCTTTTGGTAGCCAGGCAATGCGTCCCCTGTGCAGATGATGAAACGCTGCTGGCTATATACCTCCACCCCGTCGCGTCTGCAACCTGTGCCAACCTTACCCTTGACCCAGATGTGCAAGCCCTTCCCGCTGCGACTGCGCTCAGTATAACTGTCAAACGCTTGCACAATCTTCCAGAACCTGTCAAGCTGCTCTTGAGACGTCCCGTCTTTGACGTCAAGGTCAATGCAGGTGAAACAGTCGTCATCCGACAACACAAAACCAATCCCCGCCCCTTCGCCCCACTGGGCCGCGGTAAGCGATGCGCTATACCAGTCCGACCAGTTAGCCGGATTCGTTACGCTGGCGCGATGCCCGCTTGTGGTGAAAGGGCTCTTGTCCGGTGCCGCGACGCACCATTTAGGCACATAGCGAAGCTCGTCCGGTAAGCGTTCCCATTGTGACGGAATCATGCAGTAGCTCCCCGACGAACATCCAGCACAATCTTCCAGGCGTCGAGGTACGGTTGCACCTTCGAGCGTTCCCAGATAAAGATCTTGCCCTGGATGTCAATCGGGTCGGGGAGCTTGCCAGTACGGCGTGCGAGTAGAATGGTCGTGCGTGTCACACCCATGTTCTGCATGATCTCTGAGCTGGTGATATACCGCTCGTCAAATTCGCGCTGGGCGTCATTGGCTTTTGACGTCATGATTGCTGTCCTGTGCTGTGAATAACTGTGGTGCATTGTACCGAGTGCATTTATGAATCACAACGGTCGTTAAGGAATCCACTTCGGAGCGCCCTGTTCCTTATATTCTGTATATTCTCTAAGTGCGTGCATATAGACAGATTTAAGCTCGTTAAGACGCACACGATACACTTCGCAGTCGGCGAGCCATTGTTGATACCGTTCCCCGCGTTCAGCTTTCGCAGCGTGCGCTTCTTCGTTCCGAGGACGCCCACGTTTCTTAGGAGCAGCAAGGACGTCCTTATTGGTACGAGCGCGTTGATATAAGCAATAGAGCATGAACGAATTCGCATTGTATGCTATGAAGCTGTGGTCATAGGGCCACCAGTCTTCGCCGTCCGTAATAACGAACAGCGCATTCCGCAACATACCGAAAGTCTTTTGGAAATCACCTGCGACAAGTTCATGCGGTTTGGCGCCCACATAGTTGTCATGCTCCATGGGTAAAGAGGTCTGGACTGTGCGTGGAAGCATTCCTGTCTTTTTAGCGGTGTGGATAGTCATTGGAACGTGTTGTGCGTTCGATGGCCACAGTTCTCTCGGATACCCTCTAGCGCATATTGCATCCAGGAACTCTTGTTCGTACTCCGCAAAGTGTTCTTTGAAATAATCGTTCGGTGATACTTCGCCTATCAATTCTTTGGAAACGGGTTGAATTTGCATGGTGTTCTCCTGTGTGAAAGTCATTACATTATAGGTGAGGATACCTTGATGGGGTACTGATGGGGCGATGCGATAAAGATGCTGTGATTTGCGGTTTTGCTAATGCAAAAGAGTAGAATTTGCGTTAGCTGCTAATTTTCGGGGGGTAGTAGTACAGTCTTTATCATGGTGGTAGATCCCCCTCACCCCGAACCACCACCTAATAAAAGAAACATACACTCTATAAATAATAAATAATTTAATGTGTATATATAGGGTATATAAGGAGCACTGGTAAGGGTTTGCAGCGATTAGCCTTCGGTTGTTAATGCACCAGCAATTATGACATCGCTGGCAAGAATTCTATGAATTATTCACACTTTGCTGATTCGTGCTGTAAAATTTTGTTGGCTAATTAGCGAACTGTCGAACGATTTGCAACTGTGCAAAAGCATACAATTAGCAGCGGCCACTAGACGATCGTCATGTGGTCATAAAGATTCGCATTGTGTTCAAATTAGCCCTTTGCGTAAAATTAGCCCAGTTCTAACAAACAAGGAGTTCCTAATGTCTATCGGTAACAAGCATCCGCACTATCACAAAGACGTACGACACCTAGAAACAATCGATGTCTATCGTGTGTTGCATATATTTAACGTCACCGACCCATGTATCCAGCACGCGGTCAAGAAGTTGCTGGTCGCCGGAGGTCGTGGAGCTGGTAAAGACGTCAGCAAAGACGTTCAGGAAGCAATCGACAGCCTGAAACGGTTTCAGGAGATGCGTAAAGAAGACGCAACACCTAACAAGAAGCTGGACGAACAATGCACAATCGGTCGAGACAGGTTTCAACCATGAGCCAGTCTAAAGCGATGTCACTGCTGGAAGCTGTGGTCAATACCATTGTCGGCCTTATAGTTGCTATGCTTGCAACTTCTGCGATCTGCAAAGTGTATGCAATTCCTATGACGTGGGAGAACAACTTTATCATCACGTTCTGGATGACTGTGCTGTCGATTGCCCGATCGTACTTACTGCGACGCATCTTTAACAAGGTTAGAACTAAATGACACGAATCAACCTAGTCCCGCCAGAAGAACTTATGGATCAGCACTTGTTTGCTGAGTTCCGTGAGATTAAGATGGTGCCTAAATCTTTAGCCCGCAGCATTGCGGCGCGAGGTGTTGAAGGTGTGCTAAAGCGCATTCCAAAACACTTCACACTCAACACAGGACACGTCAGCTTCTTTTATAATAAAGGCGCTTACCTTGTTGAGCGTTATGCACTGCTGAAGCAGGAACTAGAGCGGCGCGGTATTAACTTCAATCGTGAGTCCGAATTGGATCCAGATGGAACTATGCTTGCAGATCCTTGGAATGGCCATTACAGTGCTACTCCTGAAGCGTTGTTAATCATTCGAACTCGCATTGCTGAAAAGATAGCAATGAAGCCACACTGGTACAGGTATGAAGGGAAACCGATTGCATGACTGGATTTGAAATTGCTTTGACATGTCTCGCTCTTAATGTGTTCAAGGAAGCACGCGGTGAAACCGTACAAGGTCAGCACGCGGTAGCACTGGTGACGCTTAATCGTGTCTATCAGAACGGACTATCTAAAGACATCTGCGAAGTCGTGTTCGAACATAAACAATTCAGTTGGACAGTAACAGACAGCGAAGGCGGTGTATTGTTGCCACACAAGCGCCCTGACCGTACTAGCAAGGAATGGAAGCGAGCAGAGCAATCAGCCCGCGAGGCGCTTTACATGGAAGACTTTACGGGTGGCGCTACGCACTATCACGAAGTCAAGGTTAAGCCGTACTGGCGGAAGTCTATGGACCGAGTTGGGCGGTTTGGCAATCACTATTTCTACAGGAGCAAAAATGGGAATCAATATCAGACAGAAGGGGCAGGAGGGGGAACGCGAGATCCAGCGTGCCTTGGAGCCAATTATTCGAAAGGTGATGACCGATTTGGGCTTCCCACTTCCGGACAAAGCAATCGTTCAGCGCAACCAGAATCAGAGCGCAGTTGGTGGCAGCGACTTGTCGAATACATTCGGTCTAGCTATCGAGGTGAAGCGTCAGGAGCAACTGTCCATCAACACATGGTGGAAGCAGTGCGAGACCGCTGCAACAGATAACAGCGAGCATCCTGTTCTTTTATACCGCCAGAACGGTAAGAGGTGGCGCTGTGTGACGTTGGTGTGGTTACAGCTCCCAGGCTCAACATGGCAGCAAGTGCGAGCTGAATTCGATATGGATACGTTCCTACACTGGTTCGAAGAGTGGGTTCGCAGGAAACTGATATCCGGTGAAGTTCCGCGAGTCTGAGGCATCAACTTGTTGGATTGATTGCTGCTCCGTTATACTCCGACGGAATTAAACGTCTATTGGAGTATAACGTGAGCGAGATGTCGGAAACCCTAACAAAGCAAGAGCGCGTCCTACGCCAACGCTTTGTCGAGGAATACCTGATCGATTATGATCCGCTTGCAGCAGCAATTCGCCTTGGCTATCAAGAAGCGTTTGCTGACCAGTACGCCAAGCGGTTCATGCGTGAGACTTACACGCTCAAGCGCATCGCTGAACGCGAAGCGGAAATGGGCATTCTTACTGAAGAAGACCAGCATCGCAAGAAGATTGTCGCTGGCTTGTACCGCGAGGCGCATAGTCGGTTCAATAGTGGGTCAGCGCGTGTTGCTGCATTGACACAGCTCGCGAAGATCATTGGTATCGAAGCTCCTGTGAAGACAGAGCTTAAGGTGGAAGCGGAGCAGCAAGACCTGAGCGCCCTTAACATGGACGAGCTCAAGCAGTTGCATGGACTAATGGCGAAAGCGAATGCTTCTTAAAACAAAGTTTGTCGATATAGAGCGGGAACTGGCTTCCCGCTCTTTTGCTGAGTTCGTTAAGATGGCCTGGCCTGTGCTGGAGCCAACGTCTGAGCTGAAGTGGGGCTGGTCGCTAGATGCAATCTGCGAACACTTGGAAGCGGTGTCACGCGGTGACATTAAACGACTGCTCATGAACGTACCCCCGGGCTGTATGAAGTCGCTGCTGACTGGTGTGCTGTGGCCTGCCTGGGAATGGGGCCCACAGGGGCGCCCAGGAATGCGCTACCTTGGAACAGCGCATAAACAAGATCTGGCGGTGCGTGATAACCTTAAAGCACGACGACTGATTCAGAGCGCATGGTTCCAGCATCGCTGGCCATTAAAGCTGACTGGCGATCAGAACGCTAAGACGAAGTTCGAGAACGATTACACGGGCTTCCGTGAAGCAATGGCATTCACTTCTATGACGGGTTCGCGTGGAGATCGCGTTATATTGGATGACCCGTTGTCCGTGGATCATGCAAATAGTGAAGCAGATTTGCGTGCGGCAGAACTTACCTTTACTGAAGCACTTCCGACCCGCGTGAATAATGACGATTCCGCTATTGTGGTCATCATGCAGCGTTTGCATGAAAAAGACACCAGCGGCATCATTATGAAGCGTGAGCTCGGTTATGTGCATCTATGCCTTCCGATGCGCTTTGAAGCAGAACGTCGATGTGCGACGCGGATTGGTTTTGTAGATCCACGCACACATGACGGTGAATTGTTGTTTCCGGAAAGGTTTCCAGAAAAGACCGTTGCAGAGCTGGAAAAGACGCTCGGTAGCTATGCAGCAGCAGGGCAACTCCAGCAGCGTCCAGCTCCCCGCGAAGGCGGTATGTTTAAGCGTGCCTGGTTCCCTGTTATTCGTGCGATTCCAAACGGAACGCGGTTTGTGCGTGGATGGGACTTGGCTGCAACCGAAGGCGCTGGTGACTGGACTGTCGGCGTTAAAATTGGACGTCAAAAGAACGGACGATTTGTCATTGCTGGTGTTACACGCGACCGTAAGTCTGCGGCAGGGGTTGAGCGTCTGCTTGTCAATACGGCAAGCCAAGACGGTTACGAATGCACCATTTCCATTCCGCAGGATCCAGGACAGGCAGGTAAGGCCCAGACGTCATACCTTGTTCAGCAGTTGGCGGGATATACTGTCCGGACGAGCCCAGAAAGCGGCGACAAGGTCACGCGAGCTGGGCCACTGGCTGCACAAGCGGAAGCTGGCAATGTGGATATCCTGGAAGGCGACTGGAATGAAGCTTTCTTTGATGAAATAACCATCTTTCCAAACGGTACAAAAGACCAGACTGACGCGGCATCACGTGCGTTCAACGAACTGGTGATGGGCAGTAAGTTTGATCTTGAAGCAATGCTATGACGAGGGGTAATATGAGCGAACAATCTAACGCAGAACAGACTCGGGACGATGGCCCGTATGAAAACGTCTTTCTTAACGTCGGCAACAAGGGTGACCGTAGCGCCTACACGCGAGCAGTGACCCCGCGCCTGCTGCAATATACCGAGCTGGAAGGTTTGTACGAAGGGGACGGCTTTGCACGCCGCATCGTTGATCTACCTGCTGAAGAAATGGTTCGCGCTGGTTACGATATTGAAGGCGTGGAAAACGATAGCGACATTCGCGCTGAACTGGAAAACATCCAGGCTCTGGAAAAGCTGTGCGACGCGATGCGTTGGGCCAGCCTTTATGGCGGGTCACTTGTGGTTATGCTTATCAATGACGGTGGCGCATTAGAAGACCCGCTCGAAGTTGAAAAGGCACAATCGCTCGAGCAGCTTCGCGTCTATGACCGCTGGCAAGTCACCCATTATCAGAAGTACCTAGATCCGAGCGACATGCGCTTCGGCAAGACTCAGCTCTACATGGTTTCCCCTATAGAGGGAACACCCTATGTCGTTCATGAGACTCGCTGCCTTGTGTTTGATGGTGTTCCTGTACCTGACCGCATTCGCGAACGGAATGACGGATGGGGCGCCAGCAAGTTGCAACAGTGTTATGACCAGCTCGTGCGCTTTGGAATGTCGCACTACTGGGCCAACCAGTTGCTCGAGCGTGCCCAGCAAGCAATCCATGGCATCCCCGAACTGACAAACCTGCTTCGCGCTCCAGGTGGTGAAGCATTGGTTAAGAAGCGTGTCGATCTTGTGGATATGACTCGCTCGATTAACAACACCATCGTCATTGACGCTGCTGAAACGTACGAACTTAAATCTACCCCGCTGTCCGGTGTAGCTGACATCCTTGACCGCTTAGGCCTTGCACTGTCCGCAGTGACGGGCATTCCTGAGTCGTTGCTCTTTGGGCGCCAGCAGGGTGGGCTTAACAGCACAGGCAAGGGGGATCTAGAAAACTGGTACGCAAAGATCGGGCAAGATCAAGCGACTATTCTGCTTCCCGCATTGGACAAGCTGGTGACGGTGCAACTGTACGTCATGGGACGCTATGTTGAGGACTATCTCATCAAGTTTAACCCGCTGTCCGTACCGTCGCGCAAAGAAACAGCTGAGACCGATTACAAGCGAGCACAAACATTCGAAATCCTGAATAATATCGGTGCCCTGGATGCAAGCGAAGTTCGCAAGATGCTTCCAGATGAGGGTTATGATATCGACGACGTTGAAACCATGCCCGAGACTGATATTGTTGAATCTGAAATGACCACAATCGTTCCGAATGGCCAAGAAAACGACCTTCAACAATCCTGACAGCCAGGAGCGCGAATACGTCCGCCAACTAGCACGCTTCTCGAAGCAGTTGCAGGCGGACGTTAATCGCGTCCTGCTGCCCCGTCTGGATGACATTGTTGTCCAGTACAAGGTAGAAACGCGGACAGACACTTGGATTGACACGCTCGATTCGCTTATGGCGGAGCTTGCACGACTGGCCCTGGAGCTGGTTGGCAGTGTGGTCACTAAGCTGCCGGGCCAGTTCAATGCTGTCAGCAAGTTCAACGAAGGCCAGTTCAAGCTGGTTGTAAAAGCAAACACAGGACTGACGCTTCCACCTGTTATGCCCGGCGCTCCGTCTTCGTCATTGCTCGGTGTAAATGTATTTCGCAGCGAACCGTTCTTGAAACCACTTGCTGAGGGGTGGATTAGCGAAAACACTGCACTCATCAAATCTTTGCCTACCCGCCTGCATCCTGAGCTTGAAGGCATTATTCGTCGCGGTGTAATGAACGGGCAGTCTGTAAAAGACATCAAAGATCAGCTCAAAGCACGCTATGGCGTTACCGATTACCGCGCCAAGCTCATTGCACAAGACCAGACTTTGAAGTTAAATGCAGACCTTACTCGATACCGCTTGCAGAGCGTAGGGGTGGAAGAGTACATATGGCGCAGCGTGCAAGACAGCCGCGTAAGGCCCGAGCACGCCGAGCGCAACGGCAACACATACCATTGGAAGGGTGGTGCGGGCGGATCGCACCCAGGGCAAGAGGTGCGCTGTCGCTGTCGCGCTGAAGCGGTGTGGGGCAAAGAAGATTGATGAATCAAGGGCTTTGCAAAACAATCAAGCCCGCATATACTCCGGACCATGGAAGCGATCCGATATGACCGTACTGAAATTAAAGCCACTCGCACTGACGAGGGGTATTTGATTGACACGCCGATCGTAGGCCGCACAGGCATTCAGCTGTATAAGAACGCCGACGGTACGATCCGACGCGAACTGCGACCGCCTGAAGAGGTGTTCAAAGCTGATTCACTTGCAACGTATTCTGGCAAGCCTATCACCGATGAGCATCCTGGAGAACCCGTTACCGCGAAGAACGCGAAACGCTTGTCCATTGGTGTAATGCAGGAAGCAGGGCGCCAGGACGGAGATAATGTGGTCGCACCAATTACCATCTTCGATCAAGAGGCGATCGACAAAATTATGAAGGGCGGTAAGCGTGAGCTGTCGCTTGGATACAAGGTTGATCTTGAAGAGACGCCTGGCGTGTGGAACGGCCAGGAGTATGATGCGATCCAGCGAAACATCCGGGTCAATCATCTTGCAATCGTTCCGCGAGGTCGTGCTGGAAATGCACGTCTCAATCTTGATCGGCATGATGCCGTTTCTTTTAACCCTGAAGAGGAAAATAGTATGTCGCCCACTGATAATCTTGGCCGTATTCGGCTGGATAGTGGCCTTGAATATCAGGCCGCTCCCGAAGTTATTGTCGCAGTTGAAAAACTGCGCGATGACAAAGCCGAACTGGAAGTCCGCGTTGATGAGCTGCACAAGCAACTCGACACGGTCGCCGCTGAACGTGATACCCTGAAATCCCAAGTGGAGTCCGCCGAGAAGGTTCGCGCTGACGCCCTGGAAGCTGCTCGCGCTGAAGTTAAAGCTCGCGCTGAACTGGACAAGGTTGCTGAAGCCTTTAAGGTTGATGGCGCTGGTAAGACTGACCGCGAAGTCAAGGAACTGGTAATCAAGTCCGTCCGTGCTGACGCTGACCTGACTGGCAAGTCCGATGACTACATCAACGCCGCTTTCGACTTGTCGGTCTCTATGAAGAACGATGCAGCGATGGCAGCGCAACGCCAAGCAGGTGCCCCGCGTAACGATGGCTCGGACAACAAGACCGACGCCGGTTCGTACAAAGGTTTCATGTCTCAACTCGGTAACAAGGAGCAAAAATAATGCAGACCTCTATTAGCCAATACGGCGCCCCCGCCATCAAGGGTATGCTTGATGGCATCGGCCCGCGCAACGTCCGCAGCTATGCAGCGGAAGAAGCAATCCCCGTCGGTTTCCCTGTTAAGCTGGGCACCAGCGCAGACAAGGAAGTCCTGAAAGCCACCGCTGGCGCAGGTGTGGTCGGTTTTGCCCTGCATGACCACGCACGTGAGCAAAATGGTTCTGGTGTGGTGCAATACGCAGCCACTGAAACCGTTAGCGTGCTGACCGATGGTCGCATGTGGGTTGAAACTGACGACGCCGTCGTTGCTGGTGCTACCGCCAATCTGGTTGTCGCTACTGGTAAATTGACTGACGCCGCAGTCGCATCCGGCATCGAAGCCTTCACGCAAATCAGCGTGAAGTTCATTACCGCCACCAGCGCCGCTGGCCTGGCAATCGTGGAGATCAAGTAACATGAAACAAGATCAGATGAAGTACGACGAAGCTGACCTCCGCGTCATCCAGAACACTGGCCGCTTCGACGCCAATGAAAGCGTGTTCTTTGCACGCCAACTCGAGTTCGTTAAGGCTCAGACTTACGACATCAAGCGTGTCGCACTGAGCGCCCTGACGTTGATGCCGGTTTCGACCGCTATCCCTGAAGGTGCAACGACCCACACTTATCGCCAATACGACACTGTTGGCATGGCGAAGGTGATTGCAAACTACGCCAACGATCTGCCTCGCGCTGACGTGACCGGCAAGGAATTCACCAGCCCGATTCGTTCGATTGGTAATGCCTACGGTTACAACGTGCAAGAAGTTCGCTCGGCTATGTTTGCTGGCGTTAATCTGAACGGCAAGAAGGCAATGGCTGCAACTCGCGCCCATCAGGAAAAGATCAACCAGCTGGCCTTCTCGGGCGACGCTGACAACGGTCTGCCTGGCCTGCTGACCAACACCAACATCCCGGAAGTCACGCTGGCTGCTGACGGTACTGGTTCAGCCAAGACCTTCGCCAGCAAGACTGCTGACAAGATCGTTCGC